AAGTCCATAGAACAAAAGCACCAGTAATCCAGCTCTTACCAACGCCCCGAAACGCCTGTATTTGTAGTCGCTTGGGACCAGTCTGCAAGTAATCTGCAATCGCATATTGAGCCCTCGTAGGAGGTGGAAGATGTAATTCGTGCCACAACGCTTGCAAGAACAACTTAAAGTCTTGCTGTAATAAAGTTAAATTATTCATTTACTCCCGGTATTGTTTGTTGAGGATCACTTTCAGCTTTCATTTCTTGTTCTATAAGTTTATCTAAGTATCTGCTAAAGAATTTAGACTTACGAACAGTTTTTAAAGCTTTCTTTCTTTTCTCAAGTTCAGCCTCTTCTACTCCTCCAAGATCATCTTCTCTATACTGAGGTATAGTTTGGTATCTTTCAAGTTCTAGTTCAATTTCTGCAAGTTCTTTTATTTTATTTATTTTGTCTTGCTCTACAGCTATGATGTCTTCAATAGTAGTACGTAGCTGTGTAGGAGAATACTTTAATTCTGGGTCGATAATAACATTCATAAGCTCACTTACTATTTCTTCTGGTAAAATGTCAACTTTGTGTTCTGCTTTAAATATACTTCTTGCAGTTTCAAGTATTGCATCACCACGATCTACAACATCAAAGTAATCTTTTGCTACTTCCATATGTAGTTCAGCTTGTTCTGGTCCTAAATGACTTTCTTTCATTATCTGGTTGCGAGTTTTACCAGTATCTCTGTGTAAACCTCCCCAGTACTTCATATTTCTTTTTGTTCCTTTTAAACTTAAGCCATGTAAGTCATTAAAAAAGTTAGTTTTTACTCTATGAGTTTCTGGGTCAATAAGATCTAAATTTGCTTCAGCATCCCCAGCTGTATATCCTCTACGTAAACCATACTCTGTAAGTTGAGTCCACATAGAATCTCCCGGTGCTGTATTCTGTAACAAACCTAGAGACTGTACTAGAGTCAATCTATGATCTAAGTCAAGTTGTTTTTCTGGAAAACCTAGCCGTGATATGTCTGCACCATATATCTCTTTAAACTCTTTTAACAGTTCTGACCTATAATTAATAAAGGATGTTTGCCTATTTTGATATGTGGTATTTCTTTTAACTCTAGATAATGGTAAACCTTTTTCTGGCACTGTAGCCCAATCACCGGCTATAAGCCTACGATAAGCTGGAACAAAGGTTTTGCTAGTTAATAATTTTTCATAGTCTAACCTTCCATTACTAAGTAAATTATTATCTATACCACGTTTAATCATGGTACGCTTAGTTAATGGATCAAGCGGTTTTATATTTAACTGTTGCTGTCCTGTTGGTATATATGTTACTTCACTTTTAAGCTTACCGTAGTTTGGATCAGCTTGGTCTGTAACATAACTATCAGGGTTAGTAATCTCATAGTATCTAGCTGCGTCTAGTGGGTTTTCTGGTTTACTACCTCCAGCCGTGACATCCATTATAAGATCTCCTTTCATAATCTTTAATGGTCCAGTAATGCCAGATCTGTCTATATCTGTACTAATCCTCTTTCTGAGGTTAGCTAGGAAATTTTTTGACGGTATTATATTACCTACAGGATCTGCTATTGGGGCAGTTTCCACTGTGTCAGCTTTTACATCTACAGTTCTTTTGTTAACTGGTTTAAATCTTTCTGGTGTTTGTATCTTAGGTACTTTTTTTATAAGACCTCTGCCGTAAAATAGTGCTTTTAGTCCGTCACTTACAGCTCGTTCGTCTATATTAGTAACATCACTTACAGCTTCTACTGTTTTAGTAACTGGTGTCATGGCTGCACCTACTGAATTGTTTAAAAGATCAACAACTTTTTGTAGGTTTTTAGATACTCCACCAGCTTTTCCTTCTCGTATAGCTTGATCTACAGCCGCTTTCTTTTCGCCAGATAAATCAAAAAACTTACCTATAGCAGAATCTTCTATAGAATCATACAAACCACCAAACAGTTTTTGTTGTTCTTCTTCTTCGTTCATCTGATGTGTGATAAAATAGTTTGTTCTCGATCAGTGATACCAAATGTCGACCTCATCCAGTCCCTCCAGTTTTGACTACCTTTTTCCTGATTGCATCTCCTACACGACGGTACAACATTTGTTGCCACATCTTCTCCGCCCCTACATTTTGGACGTACGTGGTCAATGGTGAGTTTTTGTAAATCATAAGTTTCTCCGCAATAAACACATGTACAATTGAAGTGCTCTTTAATGGCTCTTCTCCAGAGCCGTTTAGAATCTGAACTTGTCATGGTTATTAAATTGTGTAAATAGTGATCAGGGTTTGGTAGTAATGGGGTCATTTGTTAATTTTGAGTCTGCTACGTCGGTTAATAGAGGGCTTTTGTTTTCTGCCCTTGGTTTTACTGCCCTTATAATGGGCGGCATCCATTCCGTCACGGTTGCCATATGTGCCAAGTTTTCTATTAAGTTTGTTTGCATTAACTCTAATTGATAAACCTTTTTTAGTTTTGTTGTATTTCGCTTGTTGTTTGAGACGTTTCTTTCTTGCCTCTGGATTCTTTTTGTAGTATTCAGAAGTTCTTGCCATATACTTTCCTCTTAACGAGTGAAGGGTCAACGGTAGGTAGAAGTTTATTGAGTTTGTCTAAAGGACTACCATCGTAGGCAACACCTGTTATGTCGTTGGTTTTTAACCAGTCACATGCTGCTTTTAAATCTTGTGTAGTCGCTTCTCCACTCTTTATTCTATGTAGAAAGTCCTCTGTAACAAGATAGTGTAGCTCATTAAAGGTTTCTTCTGTTGCTTTTCTAGGTAGTTTCTTTAGTTCGTCCATTATACTTTGCCTTTTTTAATCTTTCTAATTTTATATGGTTGTACTTTTGGCATAACCATTTTGCCACCATCAGCTGTATCATAAACGCCTACTGGTGTGCTTGGACCTTGGTTCATAGCTACGTTTACGCCGTCTAATACACCATCGTTAAAGATTTTTATATCTTTAGCACCTTTAGATGCACCCGACTTTGCCATGTTATTCTCCTAATAGGTTCTTTTTAACTAGCTCAACTAGCTTGTCATCAACAGTATTATCTGTAGATTTTGCATATGCCTCTAGTAATTTGACTATCAGTTCTTTAACTGCTGTAGTTTTAATAAAGGCAAATAAGATTGGTTTGACTAATGTGATCATGATTCAGTGGTTTTAGTGGTTTTCTTTGCAGCTGCTTTCTTTTTTTTAGTTGCAGCTTTCTTAGCAGCTTCTTCACGTTCTGCTAGTATTCTTGATAATGTACTCATTTAAAATAATCCAAATTTCTTTTCTTTTTTAGGTGGTTTGACTTTAACGATAGGTACTATGTCCGAACACATCTTATAATTAGTTGAGCCGGGTCTGTACATAAAACCTTTTTTCATTAAGTCTGCACATTTGTGTGCTCGAGTAATCTCAAACTCAAGCTTCATTTTTTCTTCATATCTCTTTGCCATCTTTTTACACTGCTTATATCCTGTCTTATCTAGCGGAACCATAAAATTAACTTGGAACCCCCAGTTCTCTGCTATGGTATAACTACTTGGCTGCATAAATTCATCAAATGGCTTCGTATGATTGCCCATATAGAATGGACTAAACGTCATAGTAGATCCATTACATTGTATGTTAGGACCATATATCTGACGTGACGATGCACCATTGTTCTGAAATTGTACAGCTTGGTTAGTTACGTTACCAGTTGCAGCAGCTACAGGATTGCTGACGTTTGTATCTTCAGCAAATACAGGTGTACCTATTGTGCAAAGATAGAGTAAGAGTTTGTAGTAGAATCTGTTTCGATAGTTCTGTCTATTGTTATTGTTTCTATTGTGCCTGCTGCTCTCTCTGTTATTGATAGATCCCACTCGGTTGCACCTGATACTATTGAATATGTTGTGCCGTCTGCACCAATCGCAGCACTTGGTGTAACATTTGTTCCAGACCAAGTTTCTACTTTGGCTCCTAGAACGTCGTGTACGATCTCTTCTGTTATTGTTTGTGTTGTTGTTGTCGTTGACTGCATCGACCCTGTTGTAAACTGAGGCGTGACAGTATTTGCTCTTGCGATTGCGGGTGACAACAATGCTAAGAGAAGAATCCATGTTTTCATTATTTTGGTTTAGTAGGTTCTTTCTTCTCGGACTTCTTACCATTACCTGTAGACAAGCCGAATGTGGCTAGGGCTCCCGTAAAAATCGAAGCGACGAAAGTGATATCGCCTGCCGTAGCTGACTTCTTGACCATTGGCAGCTCAACATAGCTTAATGTAATGATAAACCCTGACCAGATTACAACACCTAAACGCACTGCTGCACCTAGTACTTGCATCTGTTCATCATGGTCATCTACATTTTCTTTGAGCTTGGTGAAGATTCCTTTTTTTTCTGGCGGTTTTGTTTCCATTTATTTATTTTACCTTGTAGGAACTTCTGTAATCTTTTTTTAATTTGTTCTATAATCGGCTG